CATGATTGATCGTGACTTTGCAGATCAGCTATACATGGCGGCACTGGCTGGATCGCCAAATGCTCAACGTTTTCAACCACTTATACAGTCTGTTCAGGCAGGCCGTCAGGCACGCAGGGAAGATGCAAAGGAGCAGAAAAAGCTAGAGTTGGCTCAGAAGGGCCGCAACGCCACTGCGGACTATTTGGATAGCATTAATCAGTCTGAGCTTGGAAATCTAGTTAGACAGGGCGCTATTACTGGAGCCAATGCTTTATCTGCTGTTCCGAAGCCAGACAAGGAAAAAACATATCAGTACCAAGCTCTTGCTGCAGACCTATTACGCACGGGCGCGGCAAAGACTGAGGCCGAGGCATTGCAGATGGCGCTCTCCCAGACAAAATCTGGAACAACTGTACATGTTGGGCCACAGGGGCAGCCGCTTCCACCGCCACCAAGCGGTTACGTCTATAGGTACAATAAGAACCAAACGGTAATGCTTAACGATCAAGGTATTCCGATGGTGGCACCTCTTGCGGGAAGTAAGGCGGACATTGAGGCTAAGACGCGTGAGGAGAAGCTTGGCAAAACTCGCACAATGGAGGAGCGAGGTCAGAGCGTTGTCTCTAAGTCTGTTCAAGAGGCATTAAATATTTTGGATACTGACACGGGAATTATTCCTGTTGCTGGTACTTATGGAAAATTTGCCGCGGATTATTTGCCAGATCAAGAGGCTAGAAATCTCAAGCGCACACTGGAGGCATTGCAGGCAAACACTGCCTTTACTCGCCTGCAGGAAATGCGCGATGCAAGTCAAACAGGTGGCGCATTGGGTAACGTTTCAAACGTTGAACTTGGCTTGCTAATGTCGGCCTATGGCTCCATTTCACAAGACCTTGATCCAAAGCTGCTGCGTAAGAACCTCAAGCAAATTGATGAGATTATGGGTAAGATTGAAAGTGACCCTATTGCTAGTGCGTTCTACAACGAAGGGGTTGATTTGCGCGGCTCCGACTTGGACAAGCAGGTCAAGTCAGGCGCTCCCTCTGGCGGACCTAAGCGTTTGAGGTTCGATGCACAAGGAAACATTATAAATGATTGAAGCAGAGCTACCTGATGGCACAATCTTAGAATTTCCTGATGGGACTGATCAAGCTGTAATTCAGCGCGTTGTGAGGCAGCAGCTAGGGGTTGAGGATGAGCAGGCTGTGGCTCAACCTGCGCTCGATCAAGAGGGTGTCGGAATGGACATTTTAAAGTCAGGCGTTGCTGGCACAATAAAAGGTGCTGTTGGTGGCCTGAGCATACCAGAAATGGCTGCGCGAGGCATACTTCGCACTGGTCAAGAGGCGCTGCAGTATGCTGGATTTGACGTTGGTGAGGATATTCCTGTTTTGGACACGTATACTGGGGCAGCGGGTGAGTACCTTTTCCCAAAGGCATATGAATATCAGCCCCAAAGAAAAGGTACTCAGATTTTAGGTACAGCGGCAGAATTTGTGGGCGGCGGCGGTGGCTTAGGTGCTGCTGCAAAAGGCGTGAGAGCGGCGGCGGCACAAGCGGGTAAGGCTCAAAGCAGAACCGCACGCGTGGCTTCCGCGATAGATGAAGCGGGTACAACGGCAAAGGGCGCGGCATATGGCGCTGTCGCGGGGTCAGCTAGTGAGGCAGCGGGTCAAGCTATGGAGGGGTCTGGTTTGGAAGGTGTAGCGCGTGTTGGTGCAGCCCTGTTCGCCCCCTCTGCCGCAGCCTCAGTTGTAAATACAGCAAGCAAGTCGGTAAAGGCATTGGCAGGCAAAAACTTGAAAGCACCATCAACTCAAACAATTGAGCAAGAGCGCAAGTTGCGCTTTCAGGAACTGGATGATGACGGTTTTGTCATTCCAGCGACAGATGTTGACGATATGATTGATAAGGCGATTGCTGCTGGTCGTGCAAACAAGGCTGATGCTAGATTAGATGATGCCTTTAATGAGGCTTCAAAAAAATTAGAAGAGTTTAGAGGTAAAGACATGCCATTAAGTCTTTGGCACAGTCTGTCACGAAAGCTAGGCGAAATTCATGACCCGTCACGCCCTCACGTCTTGGCTATGATGAAGGCAATGGATGATAAGTTAGACGACTTTCCTGAGAGCGCAAAACTTAGTGCTGCCAAAGACCTTTATAAAAAGGAAAGCAAAGTTAAAGCGTTAGAGGAAGCCTTAAAAAAGGCAAAGGATGCAACAAGTGTATCTGGCTCTGGCGGAAACAAAGTAAATAATTTTAGACGTGCAGTTTTGAACGTGATGAATGACCGCAAGCAGGGTCGATTTTTTTCTGACACCGAAAGAGCTGCGATGCAGAGAATTGTTGATGGCTCTATTGGTGAAAATATGATGCGGCTTGTTGGCAAAATGGCCCCTAGTGGCAACGGTTTAATGACCTACTTAAATTTTGTCACCGCAGCAGTTCAGCCTGCATTTTTAATTCCTACGCTTGGGGCTATGGGCATAAAATCACTTTCAGAAAGAAATATCAGCAAAGCCGTTAAAGAGTTGCGTGACATGCTTGCGGTTGGCGGCGTTCCCCGCGAGGCTGTAACAAGGGACACTGTTTTAGAGATTTTGGGGGCGCAAGGCATGGTGCCAAGCATGGTAAGCGGTACTCAATCATCAGTCCCTACTTTAGTTAGCCCAATGCAAGGAGGCCAGTAATGCAGCCACAAGCAAAAGATAAACGTGAGATTGAAGGTATCGTTCAATACGCTATGGCTCAGGCTGTTGACTTTGTGGAGAGCGAAATCACAGATGATCGCATCAAGGCCCAACGTTACTTCGATGGCGAGGTGGACATTGGCTATGAGGATGGTCGCAGCAAGGTCGTGGCGACAAAAGTACGGGATACCGTACGCTCTGTGAAGCCAAGCATCATGCGCGTATTTCTGTCTACAGCAAAGCCTGTAGAGTTTATGCCAAAAGGTCCAGAGGATGTTGCTGCAGCAGAGCAGGCGACACAGTACATTCACTATGTATTCACAAAGAATGACGGGTATCGCGTTCTTAACGATGCGATCCACGATGCGCTAATCAAGAAAACAGGCATCGTAAAGGCATACTGGGAAAGCTGGGAAGATGCTGAAATCTACACATATGACAACCTGACAGATCAGGAATATATGTTGCTGGCCTCAGACGATACTGTAGACATCCTTGAGCATAGCGTTGAAATGACCATGAGCATGGATGAGTTCGGCATGGAAGCCGAAAGCCCAACACATGCTATGAAGATCAGTAAGCGCACGCCAAACGGCAAGATGCGCTTAGACAGCGTGCCGCCAGAGGAGTTCTTTATCAACGCTCAGGCACGCAATATTGATGATGCATACATCGTAGCGCACCGCACAGAAATGACTGTGGGTGACTTGGTAGAGATGGGCTATGACTTTGAGGATGTTTACAAGCTAGATGGTCTCTATGGTGGCTCAGACATTTCTGAAGCTGAAGTTATTGAGCGTCAGGGTTATTCTAAGGACGATTACGACGATCAGGACCAAGACCCGTCTATGCGTCTGGTTGCTGTCACTGAAGCATACATGAAGATTGACGTAGATGGCACAGGTGTACCAGTTCTGCATCGTCTAATGTGCGGCGGCACAAACTACAAACTGCTAGACTTCGAGCCTTGGGATGAAATTCCATTTGCTGTGTTTGAAGTTGATCCAGAGCCTCACACATTCTTTGGTCGCTCTATTGCTGACCTAGTTATGGACGATCAGGACGCAGCAACATCTATCCTACGCGGCGTGCTAGATAACGTAGCCATGACGAACAACCCTCGCATTGGTATTGTTGATGGTGCGGTTAATATCGACGATGTGCTTAACAACGAAATCGGCGCAATCGTGCGCATGCGTCAAGCTGGCGCTGTTCAAGACCTAGCCGTGCCATTTACCGCAGGGCAAACGCTGACCGCGCTGACATATGTTGACCAGACAGTAGAAAATAAGACAGGTGTTTCACGTGCATCAATGGGGCTAGACCCAGATGCAATGCAATCCACCACACGCGCAGCCGTGCAGAATACAATCCAAATGCAGGCTGGTCAGATCGAGGTGATGGTGCGCAACCTAGCGGACGGTATGAAGCGTCTATTCGGCATCATGCTGCGCACAGCGATCAAGTACACAGATGAAGAGCAATCCATGCGTGTGAATGGTCAGTTTGTGCAGGTTGACCCGCGTGTCTGGCAGACAGACATGGACATTGGCATCAATGTCGGGCTTGGCACAGGCCGTGAAGAGGAAAAGCAGGCAGCACTTATGCAGGCTTTCCAAATCCAGCAGCAGATTTACACAGCGTATGGCCCGTTTAACGGCATGGTGTCGCTGACCAATATCCGCAACACATTGTCTGATATGCTGGCATCTGCAGGCATCCGCAACTCTGACCGTTACTTTGCGCCAATCACACCAGAGATTGAGCAACAGC